TTCTATGAACTTCCCAGCTTAAAAATAAACTCTCACTATATTATAAAATGTCTGGTGGTATTGCCCAACTCGTAGCCGTCGGAGCCCAGGATGTGCACCTCGTCGGTCAGCCCGAGGTGTCTTTCTTTAGGTCCACCTACAAACGTCATACAAATTTTTCCCAAACTGTCGAGCGTCAAGTCATTCAAGGCAACGTCTCGAATGGTGGTATGTCCACCGTCCGCTTCGAGCGCAAGGGTGACATGCTCAACTATGTCTACCTCGCCCCAAACACCGGTCTCAAGAGTAATACTATCGCTGACTGGACTACTGTAATTTCCAAGGTTGAACTCATGGTGGGAGGTCAGGTTATTGATGAACAGGATTCTACCTACTCTACCCTCATCGCACCCACCCTCTCCGCAACCTCCTCTTCCAAGTCGGTTGCCGGTGATCTCTATGGTGGCTCCACCAACGAGCGCTTCTACCCTCTCAGGTTTGCTTTCTGTGAGAACTGGCAGACCGCCCTTCCTCTCATTGCCCTCCAATATCATGATGTGGAGCTTCGCATCACTTGGGGTGCCGCGGCCGCTGCTTCTAAATGGGATGTCTACGCGAACTACGCCTACCTCGATACCCAGGAGCGCGAAATGTTCGCCGCTGAACCTCTTAACATGCTCATCACCCAGGTCCAGAAGGCGGTATCTTCCGGTTCCAAGATGCAGGAGCTGAACTTCAACCACCCAGTCAAGTACCTTGCTTCAGCGGATGGCTCTGCTCTCGAGATCCTCAATGATGACAATAAGCTCAAGCTCCAAATTAACGGTACTGATGTTTCCGACTTCAAATTCGCCAACCCTAACTACAGTTCGGTTCCTCTCTATTACCACACCTCCCATGGTAACTCTACTCCCGCCACCAAGCTCTTCACGTACCCTTTCTGCCTCGAGACTGGTAAGCTGCAGCCCACCGGTACCCTCAACTTTTCTCGCCTCGATTCGGCCCGTATCATTAACGATACTCGGTCGGTAAATAAGGATATTTATGCCATGAATTACAATGTTCTCCGCATTGAGAATGGCATGGGTGGTCTATTATATTCTAACTAATTAGTAAAAGATGCTTTGGAAAATTGTTTTTCTTCTCTCCATCGTTTTTGTATTGACGTACGATCCTAAATCCAGGACACTTGAAACCTTTGTCGGTCAGCCCACAACGCCAACCACACAGAAGACATGTGAAAATGCGCATTACGAAGCCGTCCAATTCGCTCAGACACCATACGAGTGTCCCACACCCGGTAAAACCAAAATGGGTGTCGTGATGTAGAATACTTAAAAAGAAGATGTTATTTTTATTTATAAATGATTCCCGTTACGAAAGACACTCTTTTGATTGTCGCCACCATCGTATGCGCCGTAGCACTCGTTTTCCTCTTTAAAGAGTTAAACAAGACTAAAAAGGATATTGATGGATTTAAGAATTTTTCAGCCCAGGTCGTCAGGCACCTCAGCGCGCCTCCCGAGGAACCCTCTGTTCCTGAGACAGAAGAGGAACCCAAGAAAAGTGATGTAAAGGAGGACGAATAAACATATCGCCTTATTATAACTTGCGAATGCGCAATGAAGAAGTACAAGGCGATTGCAATACCGGTTAGCTTTATCGACGGGAAACCTCGGTTTCTCACAGTGAGAGATTGGCGCTTCAAGGATTGGATTTTTGTCACAGGGGGGTGTAGACGAAGAGAAATATTCAATCCTTTACGATGTGCACTACGAGAATTGGAAGAAGAAACACGTGGAGTTGTCTCCCTCAAGAATGGTGAATACACTGAATTTAAATTTATACACAAAGAAAGTCCAACGGTAGACCTGGAATATAATGTATACATATTTTTCGTTAACTATAACCGATCAGAACAACAAACCCAACTACGAAGATTCTATGAAGAAAAACACAAGACACAAATTAAAAAGATGAACAATCAACCCATACGCAAAACACACGACGAAAACGATTATATGAGTTATGATACACTCGAAGAATTCAACTCACGTAAACGTTGGAAACTCATCATAGATAATGTGATAAAAAATCCTAAATTTTATGCGTGCATAAGTTCTCATAACAGAAAAACCTTCTCTATTAAATAATGAAGTCCAAGGCTTTTATTTTAAGGCAGATAAGTGAACTGTTAGAGAAGAACAGAGGTATGTGTGAAGAGGAAATTCAGGAATGGCTCAAACAAAATGAAGAAAAAACAGTATATGAATTGTTAACCTTTAAGAAGGAACTTTCTAAAACAAAGGAGTATCAGGACGTATCATGTATGAAGTGGTTTAGAGATGAAGAACAATAATAAGGTATGTTTAAGAATTGGTACACTTCCCAAAAATTCAATAATGCTACCAATCTATCACATGTGCTCATGGACGGGGGTAAACTCTCAGTGCCATTTGATAGATTGAATGAATTTTACGATAAGTATATAGAGTCTGTAAAATCTGGTGAGAGGATTTACGTCGTCGAGCAAAAGAGTGAGACCTATAACTTTTTCGTTGATATCGACTATAAAGATGTCGATCCCCTAGGTATTGACGATATACACGACATCTCTAAAAATATTTGTGAAACTGTTAAATTTCATGGTGGTAAGGAATGTCTCGTTTCCGTATCGCCACCAAAGGTGTCTGGAGAACTAATGAAAACAGGTGTACATCTCAATTGGCCTAATTTTGTGGTTGATCAGAGTTCAGCTGTAGCACTTCGTGAACATATTCTAGTGTCTCTTTCTAAATTTAAAGGTGATATGGATTGGAATGAAATTATCGATTCATCGGTATATGGTGACACGCGTAGGAAGACTAAAGGAAGTGGGTTTAGGATGCCGTGGTCATACAAACGAGCAAAACATGAAGCGTGTGGGGGTCGGGGGTGTAAGGATTGTGAACATGGTAGGGTTGATCAGTTGGCTTATCTCCCAGTTTTTATTTATAGGGTTGGCTACGTAGCTTCTCTTGTGAGAATAAGTCAAGAACCGTCAGTTGAAATTCTTAAAATGTCAGCTGTTAGAACTGACGCACCTAACACAGTTTCAGTTGAATCACCTTCAGTGTCTATACGAGTCAAGGAAGATTCTTTTTCGGATGATCAGATGAATAATGAAATCTATGATGAAGAATTGAAAAATAATATAGAAACATTTATTCGAAAAAATATGGAGGGTCAGGGAAGTGCATACATCACTAAACTATTCAAAAACAAAGAAACATATTTCGCAGCGACAAATTCTAGATATTGTGAAAACGTAAAAAGAAATCATGGATCGAATCATGTGTGGTTCATCATAAGTGGGCAGTTTATTCTCCAAAAATGTTTCAGCCGGCATGAAACAATCAGGGGAAGACGCGACGGTTTTTGTGAACACTTTTGTGGTAGAAGACATAAATTAACAAATGACATTATTAATAAACTGTACCCCAAAAAAGAAACACTATCAAAGTGTCCCGAAATCAAAAAAAATATAGAAAAGCCAGTGATTAAACAGATGGACGTAAAACCAGATCTTGAAAACTTCATTAATAAGAATATGAAATGTAGTGATGATACACGTGTAGTTAATGTAACTCGAAATAAAAATAATTTTCTAGTGTTAACCACCTCTAATTATTGTGAAACTATTTCCGGTGTACACGAGAATAAAACTATGTCGTACATCATCACTAAAAACAAAATAAAACAAAAATGTCCAATATGTAAGAAAAATAATGGAAGAACTCACATCTTACTCCCTAAAATAACCGGTAAACTTCACCCTAAAGATACTTAAACAGAACAGTGCTTAAAGTATAAATGACTCGTTCTCGCTTTGGTAGGGTTATAAAGAAGCCCGTTCTTTATATACCAGTAGAAACTGTCCTAGATGACGATTATGCTACAGATGATCATGAAGATTTTGAAGATGATTCAGTAATTGATACTGAAGATGAATATAATTCAGAAGAAGGTAGTGATGATGGTTATGATGAAGACGCTGATGAAAATGGTAATCTCAAGGATTTCGTGGTAGATGATGAGAGTGAGAGTGAGGAAGAATCAGCTTAAAAAAAACAAATTCTATATTAGAAATGGAAACTGATATTGGTAATCCTATTGAGTACAACCCCACTATAGACCCCTTAAATCAAGAAATTGAACAAGAAAAGCAGGAGATAGTTGAAGACCAGCCGTATTATTTCCATCCGAGTGAAATGAACTATCCACCTCCACCTCAGCAAAATGCAAAAATCGATATATTCACGAACATTGATAAATCTACGTGGATAATCGCGTTTGCTGTTTTTCTTTTAGGATTTTTCATGGGTAAGACTATGCAACCCGTTATCTTACGATACACTTAAGTCACGTATACGTCTCGACAGTTTAGTATCAGAATCTTCATAACTTTCAGGTGTTGTTGAATCCTGTGGAAATCCATTTAACCAGTGTTCCTCTGGAACACCAGAGTAAGCAACAAATGTTCCAATATCACCATATTTGGGGGGTATAAACCTATCCGTAATCGGACCCCTGTATGTATCTTCGACGAACCCTTTCGTAGTAGATGGTTCAGAAACTGTTTTGTTTTTTAAATCGTATTTTGGTTTAAAAAACAAAATAAAGAAAGCTCCGACTAGGAGTATCGTGATGATAATCCTAATCATTTTGTTTATTGTATATGAATATTATTTACGCGGATGAAACCTCTGGCTCACCGTCTTCCTTCGTATCCTCTACTTTCGCCTCAGTCGACTTGGCGTCCTCCTCGCGCTTCCTCTGTCGCTCCTTCATCTCTTCATTGACAATTTCGTCAGCCTCCTTAACCAGCTCCTCCATAGAAGTACCGGGCTTCTCCTTCTTAAGTCGCTCAAGAACCTCAGCAGGGTGAGAAATTGGCGCCTCGTCAGGCTTGGTGTAAAACTTCGAGTTCTCATCACCAGGTGTATATCCAGTCTTTGTATCCATCATACCCTGCTTACGTTCCTGGAACATACGAGCAGCCTGAGCCTGGTTCTCCTTGTATCCAGACATGATTTCCTCTAGCTTCTCGTTCGTATAATGAACATCCTCAATCTTTGCAGAATCGGGGGGAATAAGAAGCCACTTATACATATCTACGACGTAGATGTCAAACGTGGGATCCTCCTTTTGGAGACGCTTGGCGTGATTAGCAGCCTCGTCACGATTGGCAAAAGCACCACGAATCTTGATACCAAATTTATCATTCTTTTGGGGTGCATCTGGACCCACAATAGAGAGACACGCGTAGATTTGACCAGGTACAGTGGTATAATCTTGTTCAAGAGACATTATATTTATACATAGGCTTAAAACTTTAAGCCACTATCTATAAAATGCATGAATACTGGGATAAACAACCCGTACCCCGCGAAGGTACAGAACCCGGTGAAATAGACGAGTCTCGTGATGTCACAAAAAAAACAACAAAACTTCCAGAAGGACTTGTATGGTCTTCGTGTAGTATGAAAGAAGCTTGTGATTTTTTGAGAGAATACTACGTCGTACACGGACAGTTTAAATTGGCATACACAGTTGAAGGTCTTAAATGGTCTATAGACGATAGTATTTGTATTCGAAATATCGACACAAAAGAGTTGGTGGGGTACATAGCCAGTACACCTTTGGATGTGAATGTAGAAGGTGAGGAACATAAAATGACCCAAATTGATTACCTATGTGTACACCCGTCGTATCGCTCATCAAGACTCGCACCACTTCTCATAACCGAAATTAAGCGTCGAGCGAATAAGAGAGGTATTTGGCAGGCTATTTATACAGCCGTGACAAAGATTCCTACACCCATCACTAAATCATGTTATTGGCATAGGTTCTTAGATGTGAAACATCTCGTAAAGACTGGATTCCACCAAACAAATCGACTCCGTGAAAAGTTTTACGAAATTCGAGGTCCATGTAAACATGTATGGAGAAAGATGAACATAGAAGATGTACCAAAAGTAACTTCGATACTCAAAGAACACGTAAAAGAATCTAAGATAGCTCCTGTCATCACAGAAGACTATGTGAAACGAGTCGTTCTACCTATTCACTCATACGTGAGCGACACAACGGACGATTTCATTTCATTCTACGATATTCCGTATGAACGTCGAGACGGCTCGGGAACTATAAATCAAGTATATAGATTTTTTATAGTGGGTGATGTATTCAACGACGCTTTTCTCATAGCAAAGAATCTCGGGTATCATGTATTTAACAGTGCTGAGGTGGGTGTGTGTACAGAAACTCTTGAAAAGTATAAATTCATCAAAGGAAATGGTTTTGTATACTATTATTTATGGAATTGGCACCTAAGTGAGGTACTCGAACCTAAAGAAATCAATCTTATTATTCCGTAAAATGAAGACCGGTGGTACGGGAGGTGCGAACACCAATGCAAGTGGAAAACCCTTCGAGGATTGTTTCCGTCCCACAGGTAGACATATAATTGGCGATCGTACGTTTACGTACATTGACCAAGACCAATTCGTCGAGTTTATGAAAGACCTCAAGGATCCATATTGGGAACACAAAAAGAAGCCTGATGGAGCGTTCGTGAGTGATGACAAAAAAACACTATTTATCATTGAAGCAAAACATCAGATTGTGAGTGGCTCTGTGGATGAAAAGATTCGTGCGGGCCCATGCCTACTCGAGGAGTATAAACAATTGTATCCCAGTGTTGAAAATGTTCATATGATGTTTATTGTTAACGATTGGTGGTTTGGACGCCAGAAAAAATATGAAATTGCTATTAAGTTTAACGAAAAACATGGGATACCGGTGTTTTTCGCGAAACAAGTGGGCTCAAAATGGAAAGTTCATATTCGAGATAAGAAGTGGACAATTTACCCAGCTTTTTATGGTGTCGATGAAGATGCTATTTTTGAGTGGATGACGAAACAAGTACTTCGGTCGTCGTAGATTCGGGATTTTTACTATTTATAGCTCGACGTGCTTTCACGTCTTTTATATTGTAATCAGAAAATGTATTCATAACTAAATCAACTTTCACGTTACTCATCACAAAATCAACTCCAGATGTCTTAGTTAAATTGAATAAATCTTCATGGTCTTTTACCCCAAATCCATCCTTTGTATATCCTACGAAGGATGTTTTTGTCTCTGGTGCATATGGTGGGTCGAGATATACAAAATCATCTTTTCCTATTTCCTTAAACGCTTCACGGAAGTCGCATTTTCTAAACTGGACCTCTCTGATTAGGTCGCTCACTTTTGAAAGTTCTTTTTTGGTAAGAATTGTAGGTGTTGTTTTATAATGACCGTATGGCACGTTAAATCCATTAGGTCCTTCACGATATACACCCCTAAAACAAGTTTTGTTCAAAAACATAAACATCGCTGAACGCTCGGGTGTTTCTTCCTTGTTTGAATTAAATTTCTTTCTCATCCAGTAATAATAATTTTCCTTTGATTGTTTAGCCTCTTTGAGAGTCTTTGGTTCGCGATTAACCTCGGTACCTAAACACTTATCATACTCATTGAACATCTTCTGTAAATGTTTATGTACCACATTTGGTTGTGTCTGAATATTCTGATATAGGGCAATCAGCGACCCGTTAAGGTCATATGCACATACCTTGCCATTCACAAGACCTTTGGATAGTACCGACAGAAGAACACTTCCACCACCGACAAATACTTCGTGATAATCGTTAATTTTTGTAGGAAAAGAACCTAAGACATCTTCAATAATTTGAGTTTTTCCACCGACCCATTTAATAAATGGTTTCATATTCTATATTGAAATTAAAGTTTTAAGCCCTTCTACATTCATGGAAGAGATTCGCAAAAACCACAATGACGCCAAGAGAAATCTAATACAAATGGTATCAAAAGAAGGAGAACATATTCTCGATGTGGGGTGTGGGTTTGGTGGAGATCTTCAAAAATGGGCAAAGTGTGGGGTGAACATTAACATGTGTGATCCCGAACCATCAGCGCTTATAGAAGCTCGTTCCCGTGCTAAAAATATGCACATGCGAGTCAATTTCTATGAGGGTGATATTCATAATTGCCCAAATAGAAAATTTGATGTTGTGTGTTTCAATTTTTCTTTACACTATATATTTGCAACGAAGAACTTATTTTTTAGTTCGATACACGAAATAAGAAAACGGGTAAAACCGGGTGGTATTCTCATGGGTATCATCCCAGATTCTGAAAAAATAAATTTTAAAACACCGTTCATTGATGAAAGTGGAAATTTTTTCAAACTCAAAGACCACGGGAATGGTGGTTTTGGTGAAAAGTTATTTGTAAATTTGGTCGATACACCTTATTACGCGGATGGACCAAAATCAGAACCCGTGGCGTTCAAAGACTTATTGATAACACATTTAGAAGAATTGGGATTCAATTTAGAACTTTGGGAAGGTCTCTCCGGAAATCCTATATCGGAACTCTATAGTAAATTTATCTTTGTATATAAGAGATGAGAACATTCGCGCTATTATTGATAATCAATATGGTAGTTCTTTATTATACCAGGCAACCGAAGGAACTTATCGATGTTAAGGAAAAATATACCATCCTCAGGAAACACCTTCGTGAAACAAATAACGAAAAGTATCATATGCTTTACAGGACTATACCCCTCACGGGTATGAAACGAATGCAGGGTTCGGTGGGTTCCAATACAAACAAAGGCGGTGAAATAGTTGTGTGTCTAGATGGTAAACCGAATGAGATATTTCATGTTTTGATTCACGAATTGGCACATTGTACTGTGAGTGAATACTCACATTCCCCACAATTTTGGGAAAATTACATCGAACTTCGGGACATGTGTATTAATTTGGGTATTTACGAACAAATTCCCGAAAGAACCGAATTTTGTGGTCAGCACATTCAGGATAAATAATCTCAGTTTAGTTTAAATGAAGACGCCGGTAAACATTTTGATTACGGCCATCGCGTACTGGATACTCCTATACGTCGTAACACTCGTACCACTTATATCCAAGAGTTATCATTTAAACCTCATATGGTTTACTGTCATTATACCTAATGTTATTCGATTCGCTATCGGTAACATCCCACGTCTCGCGGTAGACCGAGTATTTTTCCTTTCCACAACTTTCATCGCGTTAGTTATTACCTTTTTCATCAACCAGATTTCATCTGAAACAAAGAAAGCTATGACTGATCATAAAGCCGACGTTAGCAAGAAACTTAAATTGAGTGCCTTGTTAGCGGGGACGTTTGCTCTTGGTGCTTTGGGTACGTATTATTCTGGAATCGATAATTCTATTTATAGTAATATGGGCTGGGAAAGACCTGTTTAAGGCTTAACCACGTAGTCCTTCATGAAATAGAAGACAATCGCGGCTACTACACCGGTAGTCGCGAGGCCAACCATACTCCTACCCCCTTGTTCGTTAAGGAACTTGGGGATAGAAGTCGCCAACTTGTCCTGGACGGGCTTGCTCACCGCAAGACCCGTACACGCCGCCACGAGAAGAGCGGTCATTTGTTCATCAGTGAGATTCATGGGATTCTTACTGGCGGGCTTCTCAGCCTGTTGCGCATGCATTCCCTGAGGCTGGGGGGCAGTCATCTGGGGCATCATACCCTGCATTTTGGGTTCGTCGGTCATCATAGGGGGTTCCATCATGATATCGTTAATGGGAGTAGAATCCATCGTCTCTTTACTTTGACTCACATTTTTTTCAGGTTGAATTTGCGCTTCGTTTTTTATAAAAGATGTGGACTGATTCTGACTAATGGGGACCATTCCTTCTCCGTCGTCTGAAAGATTCATGGTATACACTTTATCAGAAGCCATTTAATATACCAATATGTTTTAGAACAAATAACGGGACGCACCTATTTTGTCTTGGTGATTTTGAGGTTTGTCTTCTTAGTGGCCTTCTTAGCGTCATCCTCCCTCTGTTGAAGGTGTTTTGGGTTGTACATCTTCTGATGCAGTTTCCATAAACTCGGTCCCCCAACCCTGAAACCCTTTCTAACAGTTGCTTTGTACCAAAATACACAATCCTGGATCTTGTTAGATTTTACCGTATTATCTAACACGAGGCATTCATAATTTTCCGTGCAGGCATCCATCACCTTACAAAACATATCAAAAGAAGGGAATATACCAAAAAAAGATTTGTAAAGTTTCTCTCTATTTTGAATAATGTTCTCCCTGAGGATAAACACGTAATCTACATTGGCTCGCAATGCTGGTGGTAAGTCCATCACATATTGCATTGTCAACATAAAGAAGATTTTCCAGTGACGACCGTTCATAAAACACTGTCGAATACACGTATCTTTTAGAAACTTTGAGTCGTACATACAGTCATCCAGAAGCATAAACGCCCCACAATTGGTTTTACCCCCACCCACTAACTTTCTCTGTCGAGCCATAACTCTCTCTATAGCATCTCTGTCGTAGTCACCGTATATGAATAAATCTGGGATGAACTCGGAATAAAAATGGTTACCCTCTTCTGTTCCTGAGAGTACAATTCCCGCTGGGAGATGTTTCTTGTGATACATGATATCTTTAACCAATGTCGATTTACCGGTGTTACGCTTACCTATGAAAACACACACCCTGTCATCTGTAATTGTCTCGGGTTTGAATTTCCTCAATTGAAGATTCATTCTATTGTACTGTCTCGTTTTATTTAACAAAATTTTACTCATATACAGTAGGAATGGCTGGTCGTCTGAGACTTGCTGCCACCGGGGTCCAAGATGAATGGCTCACAGGTGAACCACAGTTTTCATACTTTCTAACAAACTTCAAACGTCACTCTAAATTTGCTTTTGATTATGTTGAGAGCCAATTCGACGGGGACATAGATTTTGATAAGAGTGTTATATGTAAGATACCCGGTGACAAAGGCGATTTGATTAAAAATGTCACATTGAAGGTTACACTGAGTGATCCCAAACCAGATGACGGTGATGAAAATGACATGGTGTGGTCACCGTCTATAATTACTCATATGATAGACTACGCAGAACTCTTAATAGGTGGACAACCCATTGAACGAATTACAGGAGAGTACATCTATATGCACCAACAACTTCACAATACAAATGACGATATCGAACAGACGCTGTACTTTCTTAATGGACATGGTAATTATCTAAGTTATGCAGATCCGTATACATATTTCCTGGATATTCCTTTCTATTTTTATAGGAATCCATCCCTGGCTATACCAACATGCGCACTTCAAAAACAAATAGTAGAGGTGAGAATCAAACTAAAACCAATTTTAGATCTCGTTCGAAACGTGAGTAGCACAGATCCGGGTGATTCGTACGCCGATGCATCCGCCTCAATCTTAAAGTTTTCACTCGATACCGAATTTGTATATTTGACAGAAGAAGAAAGAAACTTTCTCATAACCCGACCACTCGATTACGTCATCACACAAGTTCAAATGTCTAAATTTGTCATGAAAGCCGGTGAAAATAAGAAAAGTGTCATGTTAAATTTTCAACACCCCGTGAAAGAGTTACTATTCACATCACAAAATGATGTTGCTTATCTCACAAACGTATCAAACTGGTACAACGGTATAGTAAACGCAGAATTGAGATTTAATAATGAAATTGTATTTAATAGGAGTGGTCTATTCTTAGAATACGAACAACCACTTAAACATCACGTGAACGTACCATCTGCATTGGTGACTACAACACAACCGTTTAATGGGGTACTTCCAAAATTGGGTCCCTCTACATTCGGTGTATACTCATTTGCATTACAGCCTGAATCACCATATCCAACCGGACAAGTCAATATGAGTCGTATATCACATAAACTGTTCACAATTGAAATCGCAGTGCCACCCGCCTACACATCATTTGACAGTACGACACGTATTTATGCTATAAATTATAACGTTTTGCACATTAATAGTGGTTTAGCTGGATTAAAATTTTAGATGGATATAGTAGTAATGGCTGGGCAAATTCAGTTAATGGCAACTGGGCCTCAAGAGCAATTTTTCACTTTAGATCCAGACTACAGTCATTTCATTGAGAGTTTCAAGAAGCACTCTAATTTTTCTAGAGAATATGTCGATATAGACTCGGAAAATGGAGCCGATTTTGGAAAAAAAGTTAGATTTAAGATTCCGCAGAATCAGGGGGATATCCTGAAAACTATCAGTGTGAGGTGTACACTCCCAGAAATTCTAACGAGTACCACGATGTATATCGAATCTGTCGCACATGCTTTGATCGAACATGTAGAATTGATAATAGGTGGGAAGGTTATACAGCGTATAACGAGTGACTATCTTCAGATATATTCAGAACATAACGTCACACAAACGAAACAAAAAGGGCTCGAACAACTTATAGGTAAGTATCCATTACGAACGACTGATAAAAGGGTGGGTGAAGTAATATCAGGGGGTGGGGGTAATACGGGTATCATCATACACGATACATTAGGATTAAATACTGATGAGACCTTTTTCATAGATATCCCCTTCTATTTTTATAATCACCCAGAACTTGCCATACCTCTGTGTGCTATCACGAAACAGGAAGTCGAAGTGGAATTCAAACTGAGAGATGTACAAGATTTGGTCATTAAAGGTGATGGTACGTATATCACATTGAATGAAACACTCAAAATTAAAGAATTTCAACTTTGTACAGAACTTGTATTCATCGATTGTGAAGAACGAATTAAATTTCAAAAAATGAAGAGAGATTACCTCATAACACAGATTCAACAAAATATATTCGATGTAGACGCCGGTGTTAATACAGGAAAGTTCAAGTTAGACTTTGATAATCCCGTGAAGGAACTCTACTTTGTTATTCAGAGACAGGGAACTACAGGGGATGGTGTGAGTCAGGGGAATTTTGTAACTGTTTTTGATTATGATAACACGGCGAGTGTAGAAGGTGGAAAATTCATACTTTATGAAAATTTGGATCACTTAACACTCACGTTAGACGGTCAGGAGATTATCACACGTGATACAGGGAATGTCATATTTCTAAAGGCTGTTCAGGGGGCGATTCATCATTCAAAAACACAGCTCATTCGTCGCTTTTACTCGTATAGTTTCGCGCTCCAGCCGGAAGAGTGGTATCCAACAGGACAGGTTAACTTCAGTTTAGTGAAAGAGCAACTTGTGAACCTAAGTCTCACGAATTGTCCAGATTTTAACAGACAAATACGCATCTACGCTTTGAGCTATAACACTCTTCGTATACGTGGGGGAATTGCCGAAACTCTTTTTGATTCTAAACAATAAAGATGAATATGCAAACGGGGTTCGGTGATACCGGAGACGCTATGTTTGAACAATATATTCAAACCATGACTAATATTATTCTTCCAGTTTTTGAAAAGGGTATAACACTTGCATGTGACTATTCCAAAGCTTGTGGACGAGATACTCTCCTCTCAGAAGATGTGGAATATGCAACAAAGTATTGTGCGATGTATAAAGTCGGTGAAGATGTTGGTTCTATTTACCCAGAAATATATGAACAGGTTGACGATGACGATGAAGATGAAGATGAAGAAATGCCCACAGTTCCATCAGAAGACTGTCCACCATTCGAACGTTACTCTGGAAACAATCCCATTTTTTTACAGGTGAACGACGCTTACGACCGTTGGAGTGATTGGAAACCTCAGAATCCGACAGAAGAGATGTTAAAAAATGCTATTAATAGTAATGAGCATCTCAGAACCTGAAGGATGGAATTTTTCTGATAAGACTAAGTTACACACATCAAACTTAGATTCAAGCTCTAGTGATGATTCATCAGATGATGAACAATTATTTTCAAAAACAAAAACAATAAAGAAAAAAAAGTTTAAAAAACCTGTAGAAAAGGAGAAAATCTTAATTGATTAATTTTTTTCCTAACCTATAGTATAACAACAACGATGTCGGCCGCCGCTCTCCAGACCGTAAACCTTGTCACCCAGGAACTCCAGACCCAGACCCTCAACTCGATTGTCGGTGGTTTCTCTTTCGCCGCTGCCATGTCGTGGATGGACTTTGTTCGGTGGACTATCACCCAGATCGTAAAGGTCCCCAAGAACGGTGGTGCTCAGTACGCCATGACCGCGGTCCTCACTTCCCTCCTCTCTGTGGTTGTCTTCTTAGTCATCTCCAGGATCACTGGTAAGGCTTCTAAGCCCGCGCAGCCCGTCTACGCGATAACCCGCTAAATGGTTTGCTTTTCATTAAAAATATCAATAATAGTCCAGCTAAAATAATTAGCGCTATATACAAATACTCTTTTCTCCATGTATAAGAATTCTTTATAACTTCAGGAATACTTATTATTGGCTCTTTCTTTTCGGTTTTTTTAGGTTCTTCGGGTAATGACACTTTTGGTAAGTTCTCGAGTTTATCGGTAGATCCCGTCATCTCAAATTTCAGTATATGGTCTTGATTCCTAAAGTCATACGGAATAAGACGTCCGTGACTCATATAAAAGAACTCAATTTTGACATCTTGTATCATTTTTTGACTTCCAGTATGGAAATTATGCACCAACATATCGTCAGCTCCGTTAAAATTGATAAAACCGGAACCATCTAGAAGTATATGTCCAGTATAGAAAGGTGTAGACGTATATATAGATTGTGTAAACTCATCAGAACCCGTTGTCAGTTTTAATACTAAAGAATTTGGTCCATTTATATTTATAGCCCCAGATTTGATACTGTCTGTCACCGAACTATGGTTTCCCGAACTAAAACCCAAAACCTGATGAGGTGTCGTAAACTGTGAAGAATTACTCGAATACCCATTCGTACCATCATAAAATTCAAATGTAAATGCGTTATCAGACGCGTGTGTATTGGAAAATGTCAATGCATTTGTGTCTGTATCAAATACGACCGAGTTTATATTGGAATCTGGTGGTGCGAGTTTAGTGGCTAAATCACTGGCTAGTTCTGTTCCTGTGCTGTAGTTTGTTTCATCTAATGAAAAAACATTTCCATCAACACTAAATGTTTTGTTCGTCGCACATGTAATCAGCTGTGGTGTAGGAATTCTCGCAGATACAAGTTTGATATTTGTTACGTCATAAATAGGGTTATCCAGTGTAACGGTGTAATTATTAGCATATGAATATACATTGGTATCTCTTTCGCCACTATCTATGTTAAGGGTATGGACCTTCATTAAAATACATGTATAATATTTTAATGAATGTTTTTGTCTAAGGAAATAAAAATTAATGAGAGAGTGAATGAGAAAGGGGGTTATTCTGGAGCTGTCTCTTGGCTATGTCTAGGTTGTTAGTGTTAGGATTCGCATTACCTTTATAGGCGTTAAACTGGTGATACGGCTTTTGTTGATACTGTTGCGTCCACCCACCGTTGGCTGCGTTGACACGTCCATCGATACGTGTAGTATCCGAACGAACGGCAGTAAGAGCACCACCCTGTTTGAGAGCTGTTTCACGAACATTCATTCGACCCGCATTTCCCATCCGGTTTGGCTTTCCTCTTCGGTCCTCGGGGCGGAAACCATACTTCATGAGTTCTTCATTATTCTTAGAAGCCACCTTTACAGCGGCGCTGTTGGTGTACGCACCACGATGACTATGAATACCCGGTGCTGGGTGATTCATGTATGTGTATTGTTCATCTGTGCGGTCAGTCTTGAATCGAGTAGGATCTTGTGGCATCGCACCCGCCGATATGAATCGCTTCGCACCATTGAATCCTAAACCATCCGCACGGTGACCAGTCTCTGAACGGTTAGTGGTGCGCTTAGTCTTTTCGTGTTCATTGCGAGGAACAACACCCGACATCCCCTGCGCCCGACCAGCCATGGTGGGTCTCCTTGATGGAAGGAAAGATGTGGTCTCCGGTTTGTTATGTGTAAGCTCACCAACCTTCGCAGAGCGACCACCAGTAACATCCGCCGCTGGACCGGTGCGTCCTGGAAGTGTGGTTAACCGATATTCACCAACATTAACCGGGTTCACACGAAAGGTCTGTTGAAAACCACCGACGGCTGGTACATGAGCACCAACACCCAAACCCGGTCCGACGAGTTGTTTCTCGACGGGTGACAAATTATTCATACGCCCATGATCATACATTCGATTGCGCATGTTCAGAATTTCTTGACCACCACTACGTTGTTGGGGGCTGATGTCACCGAAATTTTCCATTTCCATTTTGTGTTGAACTTCGGGGGATGCGTCAAAATTATTAGATTCTACTATTTCAGGATTTTTCATTGTTGGTGGTACGTTGTCGACCTTGGGTGGTGCGGACTTGGTACTCAAATTCCTACCGGCAAAAACAAGACCAGCAACAGCCATGAGCGATATAGGATCAGCCATTCTTACTTCTTATTAACATTTTTATTAAGATACCTTCGCTCAAACAGTCCATTCTGGAGTTCGGCGCGAGTACTAGATGGGTCATATTTCTGAGTACGGAGAGGAACCTTACACTCCATGTTAGAGAGTGGAAAAAGGTTACGCTCGTACGTCTGAATTATATGCTTGTTAAATCGTGAAGTAGATTGAGGGCGAAGTTGATCACTCGTTTCGATATACTGCGCTGGGGAGCCCTTACCCGCCATATAAGGGGCGGTACCGTACAACATAGTGTTGGGACGGCAATCACCACAGTTTAAAGCACTGGGCTGGGGGTAGACGAAAATTTCATCATTTGCTTTTACTGGAGGAACGGCACCCGTATTTTGAACAATGGAAAGTCCAGGTTGAAGTTGATATGCCATTTATTATTACATGAGAATATTTATCTAGCAAACATGCCAGAACGCTTATCACCGTGACTACCGAGACCGGAAAATGCCTCGAGCTGAACACCGCGAGCGTTGGGATTACAGAAGCGGGTGTCACTTTTACACATGGGAGCATTTTTTCGCCCATAAAGAGATTCCGCAAAAGCCGTCTGGTCCCCTGGGATTTTAGTCACAGGGTTTGAAACGAATTGACGTTCCATGGCGTTACGAAGATACTTGGGCATAGGTGAACGAGAACGACCAGCATCATATGGAATGCGGTCACTTGTGTAGCTGTTCACAAACGGTTTAACAGTGGGGTAATAGCACGCCTCCAATCTATTCGGCGCGTCACTAAAATCAGTGATCATGACATTTCCCATGGGATTATCCGGTGTTGGCATTTGACAGGTAACACCTTCGACTGAACCACCGTATGTCTCCTTAACCATCCTAGACTTATAAAGAACGTAGATAACAGCGATGACAGTCGCACCCAAAACAAAAACCCTTGGGTCACGGCGAATGAGATAGAGTATAGTGCACACATAAATTACGAATCGGGAAGCGGCATTAACCCGGTCTTCTGGAGTTTGTTCATTTGTTGGCCAGAATTGATTAACCTGGTCAGCCCTCACGAGCTGCTGAGGATCGTCAAACCAGGCCTTCATTTAGTATATGTTAGGTTTATTTTTTGGGAAGACCACCAAGCATACTACCCATCATTTTCATGAGAGATTCTTGGTCGATATCACCGTCTCCATCCTGCATTTGGCTTGCGACACCCTTCGCAATCTTTTCGATTTGCGAAAGAGTGTCATCTGGGAGAGAAGTGATAGTCGTACCGAGCATGTACAGTGTTTGGAGATACTGCCAGGTGGCAGCCTTTGTGTTTGTGGACATATTACCCCAATACTTCTTAATATCGAGTTCCCTGAGAAACTCTATGTTCTCAACCTCTTCGAGTAAAAAAGTCTCATCCTTGGCAGAAATCTTTCCGGCGTAAGGGGTGACACCGTCCATAAAACCGTTTACGACGAGACGGGGATTGGTGGACTTCAACATGTCGAAGGAGGTGAGCATTTTCTTAATGCCTTTTTCATCTGGAAAAGTCTTGTGCAATTCCACAAGAAATTGACTCATCATATCGTTAAACGCAGAGACGGACGCCATATTCTTATACTACTGGTTAATCTTTAAGTTTAGAAAGGTTCACTAGAGATAGCTTCCTTCTGAGCTAAACCACCTGATATAATAAAGAATACCAGTATTGCGTTGAGAACGGCAGGTTTGGTATACTTATTGAGTTCTAATTTACCTTCGTTATTCAAATATGCTTTGAGGTGAATATAAGCGGCGGTTATACCAGCTGCAATTAGGGCGGCACTCACTGGGTCGCGCAAATGATCGGAGAGTTCCATTTAATTATAACGGGGATTTTTTGTACGCTGCTCTGGTGCATCACCAAATAATACGTCATCGTCTGTAGGTTGAAGTTGAGGTTGTTCCTGGGGGTACGGGGAGGAAGGGGGTACCGCAATTGGTTCTGAGACTGGTTCAGGTGCATGTACACCGTGTACAGTTTTAAACTCATTTTCAAGCCCAGTGGGTTGGGGGTCGCCCATACCGTTCATTTCATCCAATGGTTCCGGTTCCATCATGGGCTCGGGCTCGGGCTCGGGTTCGCCGAGGGTTTCCTCTACATGTTCGTCAAAAACGTCTGGGTCGGTAGTGTCTTCGACTTCTCCATCTAAAGAAATATCCCTAGTCTCTTGTGACATATACGTTTGGAGGATTTGTTGAACAGGAATCAATTCTTTTACGGTATTTTCGATAGAGAGGGAAAAACGCATGGTGAGATTTTCATCACGAGCATATTCACTCTGTTCTTCATGAAAAATATAGGGATCTTTGTATAAATCTCGCGCGGCATT